CCCCTCCACTATCTCCGTCATAAATATCTGTACTATCTCTTACCAATTTTATATAAGCACCAGCACCAGGATTACCAATTTTAGTATCTACAGTAATGAGAATTTTGCTTGAACTTGATGAAGGTGTAATGTCAACTGAGAGACCAGAAATTGCTGCAAAAGTTGAGCTTGTTGTACTTGCTACGTCTGTTTTTACTGTTTGCAGAATTTGAAGAATTGGACCATTTTTTCCAGTTGTAGCTCCTAAATCTGCAAGCTGTACAACACCATCGTTCAAGCCACCTACGGCTAAACCAGTAACGGTACCGCTTCCATTAATTGTTATTGTCATAATTTATACGATAGTCCAGTATTCACCAGAGCCTACCGTTACAGTAACTCCAGAATTAATTGTTATAGGTCCAAATGAACCTGCGTTATAATTGTTTTGGATGGTATAGTCATGGGTAACTGTTTGTTGGTTTTCCCAGAATACAGCGTTAGCACCTGAGTTACCACCGGAAGCACCTGCTGCTAATCCTGTTAAGTTAGATCCATCACCAGTAAAGCTTGTAGCTCCTAATGCACCAGTGTTAGAGTTAAAGGTTAAGTTAGAACCACTCTTAGGTCCAAGATCACCAGTAGCAGCTGTAACAAATAATGGATAGCATGTTGTATCACTTGATTCATCTGCAACTGTTATATCAGTTGGTGTACCTTGTGCTACGGTAGCCCACGTTAAACCTCCATTATCACCAGATTGTTTAGATAGGAATTGACCATTAGATCCAGCATTAGATATATGTAGATTATCTTCATCAACTGACTCAGAAGACATATGAGCAAGATCTACTGCACCTGTTGCTATCTGAGCTGAATCTACACTACCAGCACCTGGTGTTGTTGAAACACCTGCAACCCAAGCATCATTAGCACCATTTCTTACATATAAAGTATTATCACCTGTATTAAAATATAAATCACCAGCTTCATTATCAGATCCCGGTTCTGAACCTGCAATACGATATCTAGCAAAGAAATCGTTTACATCATCAGATAATTGTCTGACATCATTTGAAGTTGGTAATAATCTATGGAATGTATAAGTATGACTTGAGCCAGTTGATATACATAATAAACCAGTACTAGCTGGTAAGGTAAATGGATTAGCATTTGTGATACCATCATGTGTGGCTCCACCTTTTAAAGAATCTGGGAAGCCTGAGATTGTTACGTTATCTGAACCGTTTCCAGCTGTTCTACAATTCGTAGATTTTGCAGGAGATGCATTATCAACTTGGATGCCTGTAGCATCAGCAATACTAATTATAACACCTGCAGCTGGTTCAGTTGTTGGGAAATTATCTTCATCTGCAATAGCTTCAAAACCACCAAGTGGGGTGATTTGTGCTGCTACATAATCTACAACAGCTCCTGATGTAGGAAGATGAGAATCACTGTCAGAGATAGTTGTTTGTTCACAACCTATCATTCCAATTTCTACTGCATTAGCTTGGATGGTTGTTGCACCAGTATTAGCAATAGCAATATCACCAGACATACTGACTTCAGCTGCTTTGTTACTACCGTTACCAACTAAGATCTTAGTACTATCTAAGTTTTCAAGTTTAGTAAATTCAATAGCTGCACCTGATGCTACAGAATCATTAACAACTGCATTTGAATCCAATTGATCTGCACCAACCGCATCGTTTGCAATAGTTAATGAAGTAGCTCCAGTTACATCTCCAGTATGAGTTGCGTTTGTAACTTTAGCTGTGTTAGCAGATATAGCAGAAACAATTGAGTTTGCTAATTTATCATTATCAACTGCATCGTCTGCTATTATAGCTGTTGCTACACTTCCTGTATCTCCAGTCGTTACTACTGTTCCTGTTACGTTAGGAAGAGTAATTGTACGATCAGCAGTAGGATCAGCAACCGTAAGAGTTGTCTCATATCCATCATCTGTTGCACCTTCAAATATAATTGTCTGGTCTTCACCCATTGTTAGGTGACCCGTCATGGTATCACCAGTAGATGACATCTTAGTATCATCATACTCCATTGCTTTACGCATGAGTTGGAGTTGGTTATTATTCAGATCAGAAGATGTAATAGAAGCTCCTGGGCTAAACGTAGCTCTAGGAGTTGGTAGACCCATATCTGTCTGGGGTCTAATGATTATTGAATTACCACTACCTAAATCCGCTCCACCTATATGGATAGTTTTAGCAGTCGTATTTACAGTATATTCACGTGGGGAGGCGGATTCATTTATGGTAGAAGAAGTACGTGTTAAAGCAATTCCATCGAGAGTTACTACAACTTCTTCTCCTTTAAATACAGTGAAACTACCTGAATAGGTATATGTATTTGCGTCGCCAGCAACATTTCCATTGCCTAAGACTGTTACTTTTTGATGTGCCATTAGTTGCTGTTATTTAGTTGAAGTAACCTATCGAGTCCTTCTATGTTCTTGCTCTCACCTAGGCGTACTTTTTGACGTTTTTGAAGCTCTTGCTTCTTAATACTATTAGCATCAGAAATACGATTACTTACTCTACGTATCGATTCAGATAATGCTGCATCTAACATACTTCTAACTCTTGAGAATTCAGGGAGATCTTCTGATGTATAACCTTTAGATCTTAAGTGGGACATTATATCAACATAACCTTTTAAAGTTTTACCTTCATCGGTTGTAAAGGTCATCCTTGTAGCATAACGCATAATAGACTTTAGTTTTCTATTAAAATTCCCATCTTCTCCAACAAGAGATGATAATTCTTCTTTCTGAGAAGTAGTATAAGGTATTCCACCAGGTGAAACGTTAAAATGTGGCATTCCACTATACTCCATATCTATTAAAAACTGACCTTCTTTAGTCGGTTCTTCATAAATTTTAAAAGGTGTATATGTATTTCTAGCTCTACGGAAGAATGTACCGCCATTTTTATTAACCTCTTTACCAGTAACATAATCTACAACACTAGGAAGTGCTCCATCTCTATCTACAAGATCTAAAAAGTTATTTCTATTCCTTATCATTTCACTTATATCACCTTTCTCTACTTCTCGTAACATACCAAACATAACTTTACCTATTTCATTTCTGAAACCAGCTAATGGGAACATTGAGTTTGCTAATGGTCCTGCCCAACGTGCTTGAGCCTGTGGATTACCACCTAGAATATTAAACATAGGTTCTAAATTACCTAAGAAAGATCTATCAGTAAGACTTGCACCTAAAATAAATGCCATTTTCTTACCAAATTTCTCAAATGTTGATGTAGATACAGAGTTAAAATTATCCATTACATTAATAGTTAATGCAAGCCAGTCAGCTAGTGGTCCCATAAATTCATAACTGTGCCATTTACCATCCAAACCTTGATAAGTTCTTTTGACATATCCTTGATTATCTCTTACTCTCTGTGTTTTTCTATCCCAATGACCATCACCTCTTATACGATCTTGGGTAAACATAAGCCATGCACCCATTACAGCTACATTACCAGTAGCTTCTCTACCTCTAATCTTATTTCTAAGATGTTTAAACTTAGATATATAATCACCAGACATATCTATACCACGTTTATTTAGAGCTGCTTGTATCTCACCAGTTGTGAAGTCTTCTATTGCTCTTTTCCCATTTGATCCTAAGAGTTCAGCATACTCACCAGCAAAATTAGTACCAACTTGTACGCGACTAGATGCTCCATATTTCCCGAACATATCAAGTACATTCATTTGAGTATTAGGGAACCAAAATACGGATCTTAGTATTGGGAAAGATTTCAATAATGGATTTAAACGCTTAGTTAAAGGTGTATCTAAGTTAAGAGCGATCTCTCGTCTAGACCATTCAACAGCAGATTGGCTGATTGTACCATTGTCATCCCAACCTTTCTTCCAGAAATCTTCAAATGCTTCTTGGAATTCTTTCTCACCCCAGTTACCATTAGGGAATTTAGATTCTAAGAAGTCGAATGCTAATCCTCTATCATGTGCAACCTTCTGAGTAGCTTCAGTAAAACCATCTAAAGCAGTCATCGTATTTGGACCGAGTCTAAGAACAGGATTAGATCCCATTGCTTCTAATTCTTTTGTAAGTCCTAACAGAGCTTGTGGTCCAAATTCATTATTTTTAGCAGCTGCTGCAGCGATCTCTTCAGCAAGATCCATATTCTTAGATTTCTCTAACTTAATATCAGCTCTAAAGATTGATCCTAATTCATCAGGTTCGGTTGCTGCTTTTCTAAACACAGTACCCATATATGAAAAACCTCTTTGGAATGTATCTGTTAAACCAAAGTACATCCAAGATGCTCTACGTAATTGTTGTGCATCACCACTTCTTAAAGCACCGTAAAATACATGAGCTGGTTCAGCTATTAATCCACCAAAGTTACCAGTCAAAGCTCTTACAGGAGTACCTATTGCAGATAACATCGAGTTGAATATATTAGTAGTTAACGCCTTATTAACCATTGCAGGTATTTCAGGAGATCCATCATATATTATCTTTGAAAATGTACCAAATTTATTTTGGATATAATTATTAATACCTTTAATAGATTGTATATCACCCTCTGACATTTCATAAGCCATTCTCAAAACTTTAGCAAATTCAGGGCTATTCTCTTGAATACTTGATAAGGTTTCTCTAAATCTCTTAGCTTTAGGTATAATATCAGTTAATTTATCATCAAAATTATTCTTTAATTTCTTAAGTTTTTTATTGACATCTTTTGGATTACCTTCTAATGCATTCAATAAAGAATTTCTAGATTTCCAATTGAACTCAGAAAGAGAAGTTTCAATTTCAAATAACTCTAGACGATCCATTATTAATTCATTAGCTCTTCCTACAGCTGTAGTGCCATCTGCATATCTAGCTCCTTCTGATATACCAGCTATTTGACCGCCTTCTGAAGCTATGAAATATGCACTTGCTTTATGTGTATTAAGATCAGCCCAATCATCAAGTAATTTTATAGAAGCTTTGCTTAAAGCTTTATAAGCTACTGGATTAATTGTTTTAAAATCATTTACTTTTACTTTGAAGTTTTCTAATATTTTTAACATCTGACCTCTAGGTAGAGTAGGGTCAGCTAAAATCTCTGCTAATATAGTACCTTCTTGGTCTATCTGTTTCCAAGATAGTTTTTTACCATTAGGTAATTCAACCTTATATGGCCCTGCATTTGTAAGAACATCTCTTAATTTATTAATAAGAGTTCTTTTCTGAACTTCTATAGGTTCAGTACTTAATTTACGAAAAGCTTCTGTAATAGTAGTGCCTAAACTACCTTGACTAGTGCCTGTATTTGTAGCAATTTGAGCTTGCCTTCTTGCTACACCTAAGATACCGTCATTATCTTTTACAATCTGTCCAGTTTGTAATGAATCTTGTATTTTATGAACGCCTACTGTAGGTGTAGTCGGTAGATCACCTTGCAATTTATAGTAATCAGTTAATAGATTTAGATCTCGTTCATATTTATCATGTGATCTTTGTAAAGCTTCTTCTATTGGTGATGCATCGCCACCATCTGCACTCTTATATACTTTAGAATCTAAAGGATCAATAGTTACAGAATCCAATCCTTTTTGGTTATTAACTTCAGATAAATATTTTGTAACCTCTTGAGTGCTTTTTCCTGCACGGAGTAGTTTAACTAAACCTTCTGCTACCTCAGCGTAAAATCCAAATGTAACACCTTCTAATACATTAGCCCTTGTTTTATCATCTGGTCCTAAACCATCAGACATCCAAGCTTCTGGAATAAGATTATGACCCCACCACCTGCCTCTTTTCCAAACAGTCATGAGGGTATCATCAGTTTCATTCAGTTTATTTATATAATCTGTGAAGCCGCCTACTCCCAAGTCTAATCCAGTTTTAGCAAATCTAGAGAATAGAGGATTATTACCTAACCGTACTAACCATGGTGCAGCCACTCCTGACTTATGTATATTAGCACCAAGTCCCATACCTCTACCTTTAAGAAAATAGAAAGGTACTACTAAGGATGATATCTCTCTAAATGCTTGTGCACCTTCTTGTTCAAATTTAGGAATTTTAGGAATGTTCTGACGTGTTACCCAGTTTGTCAAATCGGTTGCCCAATCTAATGCGCCTACTGCACCAGACATCATGGCTTCTTGATTAAATAGGATACTACGATCTTTTAATAACTCTCCAATATGCTTATCTTTATCAGGATTCATTTTTTTCTCGTAAGCGTCCCAAGTTACTCCATGGTTTGCTAAAGCCCAGGCATCTTTACCTGGGTCTCCATGAGGTAACTTACGTGCTTCTTTCAGACCTTTAAAATACTCTACACGATCTGATCTTTTAGGTAGGTCAGGAACTGTCCATCCTGAGCCTCCTGTAGGCTCTACAGGTTGAACTTCTTCTACTGGTTCAACGACAGAATTAGGTGTTAGTTCTGGAGACGGAGCTTCTTCTGAATCAACAGGTACTACTACCTCTTCTTCTTGTCCCGTAGGACCAGTAAGCTCATCTTGATTTATCTCCATATCAGGCACTTCAATATTTAGAAGTGTATTGTCCTCGTAAGGAATGTTTGCCATAATTACTTTTATGTTATGTTAGCTTTTAAACTGTCTAATAGAAGTCTGTTTAGGAGAGTCTTATCCCCAGATAATCCATATAATTGCCAATTATACTCGTCATCTTTTTCTAATGCTTCTTTAAAGTCCCAATCATTTGTGAATTTATCAGAGAAGTATTCCGACCACTCGTAGCCAGCTCCAGCTCCTGAGAGATCTTTAAATGCATTTTGACCAAAAGAACTTAAGAAGAAAGCTGCTGCTGCATTTGGTTCTACTCCTTTATAGGCATCAGCACCAAGTGTTAATTCCTCAAAACCTAGGGTCTCAGCTATTGCAGTAGGGCTTTTAGCTTGACTTGCAATTTGATGTGTAACTTGATAAGGGTTATAAAAACCATCGTCATCACCAAATAATCTATTCTGTATTCCACCAGGTAGATATTTAACTAAGTCTGAACCTAATAAATTCTTGACTTCATCACTTAATGGAGGGTGACCCCAAGCTTGAAGTCTAGCTTCTATAACATCAGTTAGTGATACACCAGCTGCTACTGCATGGTCAATTAACTTATTATCTACTATCCTAGTATTCCATAAGATTTCATTATAGTTTGTATTTTCTGCGTTTTCACCGGCTATACCTCTATAAGTAGGTAATCCATCAGCACCTCTTTGTGATAATGTCTCTAATGGGTTTGCTCCTAGTTGTCCTTTAATTCCAAAATCTATAGGACGGTTAAAAGCTAAAACACTTGCATCTATTGGTGTTTTATAAGCACCTTGTCTGACTTTACTGTCTTCTCCATTTACTAGTACCGAAATCCCTTGCTTATCTGTCATAGAGTACTTATTGCTTTGCATTGGCCCGTAAGGTGTGTCTACACCTTCAGCGAGAACCTCCTTTGTTACGTTCAATTCCCCTCCTCCATTTAACACGTAGTGTTCATTTACAGCTATAGCAGCATCTAATGGTGACACTTTTCCACTTCGAACCTTTTGGAAATACATCTCTCTTAACTCTTGTAATACCATCTTCTCATCGCTACTTCCTGTACCTTCTTTCCAGGTTGTTTTTCCACTAAGTAAGTTAAATGTATGGTTTGGTATTGACTTTTCTACCATTTTCATTCCTTCCTTATATTCATCTGTACCTTTTAGTTTCCCCTCTGCTTCAATAGCTGCAGAAATAATTGGGTTTGTTTTTGCTGCATCAGATACGACAATATTTATCCCAGTTAGTGGTAAACCTTCATCTATTCTTTTTAGTAATACCTTAGTTTCATTTGGTACATCCTCAAAAGTAAGAGCACCGTCTTCTATTAAAGTGAAAAGTGAACCATAATCAAAATCCTCATCTGATCCATAGACCTGTTTTAAATCACCTATAACTTCATAAGCTTCATTTTTAGATGCAGCTGCTCCAATGGCTTCTTTTGCATCCTCAAAATCCTTTGGGAATTGAGCTTTCTTTAACTTCAGATCTTGGGTAGCATTTCTAGTTACACTCTCTGACCATGTACGCATATATAATCCGTCACCATCTTTCGGTCTACCATCACCTACAAATCCAAATCTCTGAGGCCATTTCTGTGCATAGGTAAGTCCATTAGGATACTTAGCAGATTTACTACCAGGTACTATTGATGTACCTATTTTTACAAGATCACTATATGTTAATTGTCCTGATTTTATCAAACCTTCTATGGCAGAGTCAACATTTTTCCAAGCCTTTTCAGCAGTAATTCTACCATTCTTAGTTCTAGCAACTAGATTTGCGTCAAGAAAGGCTTGCATAGTAAGTGCATTAGGGTTTGTACTTAAGGCCAGCGCATGCATTGCTAAACGTTCTCCCGATGCATGGATATCTGCTTCTAAAGCGTATTTAGCAAACATACCATCCTTACCGTTTTCAGCAGAAGAAATAGATCCTAGAAAATTTGATCCACCTTGGTCAGCAGGTAAAGCTAAGAAAGCTTTTCCAAATGCTCCAATTCCATTAGGTGCTAAAGCAGAAGGTTGTGTAAAAAACTTACCACGTAGATACCGATGAGCGGCCATCTTTTCTTGTAAAGTCTTTGCATTCTTTATCTGAAACTGCTTAGCTAGTCCTGTGTTAGGATCCATTACATTAGGTAAAGTTACCCACTCTTCTGACTTAGCCATCTCTGAACCTATATACCCTTCAAAGCGTCCAGCTAATTGACCTAAGTGAAGTTTAGCTACAGTGTATGCATACATTGGATGCTTCTCAGCAATCTTAGTAGTCATGTCACCACTAAGACCCTTCGATCTAGCCATTCCTAGATTATTATGTAATATAGAACTGGACTCATTAGTATCTAAAAGTATACCAGAAGCTTCTTTTGCTTCATCTGTATTCAGATAATCTTCATAGTAATTCTCATAAAAGTCATTGTATGCTTCGGATTGTAGATTAGACATCCTCATTTTATGATGAGTTTGTATCAACTGAGTTGCAGCTTTAGATCCTAATCCTGCTAATTTCTCTAACTTTTGAGATCTTCTGACATCCATTTCCATGATGTCATTATTAATAGCTTTCTCTTGAGAAAGTGTCCTCCAACTATTCTGTTGTAGTTGGGCTATTGCGTCTTGTGATGCCATGATTAGTGATTAAGAAGTTGAGAGGTATGGGTCCTTACCAAATCCAGAATATATGTCGTCACCCAATAATGGGCTAGCTATTGCAAGAACGGGTGGGGTGACCTTATATGCTGAGCCTTGTTGATTCCAAACATTAATGGGTTCGAATCCCCCATAAGAGCTTAGTGGTGTCCGACCTTTTGTGAAAGAATCAGCTGCTAATGATTGTCTATTCTCCAGCAAGCCTGTTTTTACCTGATTCATCATATTATCCATCTTTGCCATTTGAGTATGCTGTGTATAAGCTCCTGCTGCAGCCATACCAATATTCAATAATAGCCCTCCAATACCTGGTCCTGCTTCTAATTCTGGTGCTAGTGGTGTATGACCTGGTATAGGTGATTGCCTTACTTGCTCCCATTGCTGACGATTCTTACGATTAGCTTCGTTAGTTAATATCTCTTTATTAAGTTGAGCTTTGTTTTGATTTAATACAACAGAACTAACTGATTTGGTGAATGATATTCCTGCTTGTCTACTAGCTTCAGCTGAAAGTCTGCCTGCAGTACGTCCTGTTTGAGTACCAGCGTAAGCTCCCTTAGCTTTTGCTATTAATATATCTTGTACATTAAAAGCATGTTTGTCATATACTTCTTGCATCTCCAGATCTTGGCTTTGCCATTGCTCGGCGGTCTGACTGAAGATATTGTCAATAGCAACTTCTTGTTGTATGACTTTATCTTTATAAGAAGCATTACTTAATGTTACTTCTCTTATATATGCTGAGTTTTCTGCATCGAAATTAGCTAGCTTAGCTCTATTTCTAGCAGCAACTTGTTTTTTTTGCTCACCATGTTGGAAGACTGCGCCGGCAGATTGAACTCCAAATGATAATACTGCGGGATTACACACGGCAAAATTCTATAAAGGTTATTTGGTTAGGACCATATTTAAACTCTCTTAAGAATTTAAAGCCCAAAAATTTGAGTAGTTTTAAATGAACAATATTTCGTTTATCTACTATATTCCATAATAATTTCTCTTCTCTACTTTCTACGAATCGTTTAGCTTCTCGTGCAAAGGTGAGTGGGTAGTCATGTATAGCTGGTGTGCATAACATCCATATTTTACCACCTTCCTGTACTCCGGCTAATCCGGCAGTCTTGCCGTTAGGCACTTCAAACCAAACTGTATCTCCATTAAAAGCAGCTTGAGGAATATGGAGAAGTGGGAAGACACCATGGCCTTCATAGACTTCTCTATAATCATCAGATCGAAGATTAGAGGCCACTTCTACAGCAGCCTCAATTGTAATTGGGTGTATATAATTAGACACGTGAATAGTATCTTGGTGAATAATCTCCTTCCCAATTCATTGAATGAACTGTAGCTGGAGATGGGTGATTAGATTTTATAAGTACAGCTAAATTTACATTTCTATCATACACTGGAATAGTGTGCATGTATCCATCTGCAATAGTTGCTGTACTTGCTGACACATTATCCCATTCTAATGATTCAACTGTATAAGTATAATCATCTCTACCTCTTCTCTTAAGTGTAACATCTATAACACCTACATCACCAAAGTCAAAGTTCATTCTATGGATAACTAAGGACCCACGAGTTTCAGATCTAGTTTGATCTCCACTTGATTGAGTCATATAAACTTTAGGTAATTCAACTTCAAATTCATACTCATAGCCTATGACTATATCCATATGTCTTTGAAGGCTATGTGTACCTGAGCCTGTATTTGTTAAATTTATAGCAGTACCAGCTGTAGCATTAACAGCATTAGTTGCTAATTTAATACTATTTGAATCAACTACAATTACATAGTAAGTAGTGTCATTTGATAAACCACCTATAGCTGACGATCCAGTTGTTGTAGGAGCTTTATAAATAACTGACTCACCTGTTGCAAATCCATGACCTGTTACAGTTATAGTTTCAGTTGCTATTGTTACAGCAGTATGTTCAAATTCATGTGTATCATACTTCCAGTTACCAGGTAAGGTAACAAGTTCGTTAGGAGCTGTACCTGTTATACCTAACCCATCGGCTGCAGGTTTTGGTATATCATAACTTCTACCTGCTGAGATACCAGCTTGAATACAGTATGCAGTCAGAGTCCTTGAACTATAATAACCAGCACCTAGTGTAAATGTGGTTGTATCACTAGCATCTAAATAGGTTAGATCACCTGTTGCAATAGTTTTCTTAGTATCTAAATGTACTCTATTTTCATCAGGTTTATCACCTAACATTAAAGTATCAGCACTCAATTTTATGTCAAATTTTTCTAATGTATATGTAGAGCCTGTATTTAATATCACATAATATACATCATCCATAATACTATGGAACACTACATTATTAGGCATAGTCCATCTGAACCATGCTGACTGAGCACGTTTACCATCAGCCTCATACCACTTATATCCCCACACTTCATTCGTAGCATCATATAATGTACTATCAACTGAGAATAGAATCAAATCATTTTCAGTAGAACCAGTTATATTTGTTATATTTTGTGGGAATAATCTACCGATGATTTTACTTTGCTCCATTAACACAGGAGGCTCTCTTGAAGAGGCACCTGCTAATTCATAGAATCTAGCATCTCTAGCTGTACTATTCAAGAAACCTATAGTTGTACCTAATGATATAGGGTTTGTATCAGAGTTAAATGCATAAGAAGATAAGTAACTAACCTTAGCTGTTTCAGGAGTTAAGAGTGCTTCAGCACCTGAACTAAGTAAGAACTGTTCACTAGCACTTAATATAATTAAACCAGAGTTAGCTTCTACTGCAGAGTATAATTTAGTAGGGTATGTGGAACTCGACTGTAAATCAATAGGGTCTGCATTAGATATTGCCATAGCAGTTTTAACCCAGAAGTTAAAGAAGTCATTAACTCTAGATAATATAACATTCTCCTCACTAAGTAGAGCTATTCTATTCCTAAAGAAGGTCATATTTTGAATAGTATCCCCTACAAAGGATGGTGGTGCGTTAGTGATATCATCACCTACATCACGTTGACCCCAATCTGGATACTTAAATCTAAAGGCACCATTAATATAGTGTGCGTTAGCACCTCCATTAATATCGAAATATCCCCATGTAAATGTTTGAGCATTATTACCAGTACCTGTAAGGTTAACAGCAATACCATTTGTAGCATTATCTGCTGATGAAGCTAAGGCTATATTATTAGCCGAGGCTTTAATTACATAATAAATAGTATCATTTGTTAGTCCTGCTAAAGTTGTACCTCCACCATTGTTATATAATACTGTAACTCCTGTAACCATACCATGATTACTAATAGTAATTTGTTCATTACTAACATTAACAGAAGATGTAGCGACTGTGTACTGTGTACTACCTTCGACTCTAACGAGCTGTAAGGGCATCGTATCATCATCAAAGGTAGTTTCTATACCAGGTGCTGCTACCTCTTCCCACACGCCCTCTCCGGCGTAGTAGGGCTGGTATGTGCATGTATCATCAGGTGTAGCATCAATACCAGTTGCTACAGGTTGGTTAACTGTGAAGGTTGTAGCACCAGTTACTGTTACATAATAGTACCCATCAGATGCTCCACCACTAGTGAAGTCCATGATAATATCATCACCAGTAGTTAGGTTATGAGCAGCTGCAGTCGTAACAGTACAAAGACCATGTGTATAGGTCATGGATGTAGATGTAATTGCACCTGGTGTAGCATCAATAACATCAAAGGTATCTGTTGTTACATTCTGTATAGTATATGTACCGTCAGTAGCGGCACCTGAAAATGCTGCAACAATTTGATCTCCATGTGCCAGACCATGAGCAGCATCTGTAATAGTAATGGTAGTTGGGAGATGTGTTAATGTCTGAGAATTATTACCAGTTCCTGTTAAATTAATAGTTGTCCCAGCTGCTGCATTAGATACAGAGGTCGCGAGTTTAATTACATCTACACTAACGTAAATAACATAATAAGTCGTATTATCTGTTAGCCCAGCAAGTGCTGTTCCACCACCATCATCATATCTTATAGCATCACCAGTGGACATACCATGCCCTGAAATGGTGATTTGTTCGTTGCTAGTATTAACAGCACTAGTTGCAATAGTATGGCCTACACCTCTTGTATAGTTACCACTTATAGATCCACTTGCTGCTCTTGTATATGTACCACTCTTTGCTATCTCAGATGCAATACCTTCAGCTTGAAACTTAAGGTAATAATCATCCATATCCTCGCCACTATTTACGACGCGAACAGTATAACCATGCCTGCAATTACGTGGTAAATCTCCTATATTATTAACTTCACTAGTGGCTATATTCATTAAAGTTTTTTCTGGTGTAGTTACACCAAAAGGAGTAGCTCTGTATAAATGTAAACCATTGCCAACGATTTTACATGTTATACCTGTACCTGGTATAGCATCTAATGCAGATTTCATACCTCCTAATATACCACCAGAAGATACATGCTCTTCATTATTAGAAGATGTAGGGGCTGGTCTAACCATAGCAACATTAGCTCTAGAGTATATATCTCCATGAGCTGTTATTGTTACAGTAGTTGTGATGCCTTTCTCAGATGTATATTGATGAGTATCATCTGTTTTCCAGCCTTCTCCTCCGAATTGTAGTTTAGAATATGGAGCATAGGCATCATGGTAATTATCATTATCGTCGTCATCAGTAGGTTGAGGAGTACAACGAGTGTCCATCTCATACCTAAGATTAGTCTTACCACCTGAACTTGCGTTAGGAGGTGAAGTTGCATATATAGCAGGGGAAGCAGTATTGATAGAGTTGACATTTACTGTCTCTCTACCCATACCTTTACAATCTCCATTACTAGAACCACTGTAACTTGTAGTCTCATCTACTACTATAGCAGTAGCACGTGTATGTACATATTCTGTATTATCATCTGGATCATAAATATCTAAAGAGTATTGCTTACCATAAGCTATAGTATCAAGTTCTATATAAGCTTCGTAGATTTTAGCAGGTGATAAATCAGATTTACCAGTCTTCATAGCTACGGTCTTACGTCTGTTAATAAAGAAAGTACTTTCATTAACTGTTGAGACCTGTATGTCAGATGATTTCTCATCTAGTAAAGCAGTATTATCTAGGTAAGTAGCTTTATTTGTTCCAGGAATATTTGCATAATCCACGGGTATTTCAACACCGTCGTTACATCTCCATATCTTAACAGCACCATCTGCACCTGCTTGTCCAATGTATTGCTCCGAGCTAGTTGTATAGATATTAAACCATTTAGTATGAGCTGCAGTAGATGGTGTGATTGAAGTTACTAAATTACTACCTGGTCGTTTGATTAATTGACGTACTACGTCTGGTACGCCATTGACTAAATCAGTTACTTGTCCTGGTAATTTCTTCTCGTCTGGTTGAGTAGAAATACCAAGAACATAGTTACCGATTTTTTGTGTTACACTTGCCATTAGCGTCTCAATGCTGTATAAGGTTTGTAAGATTGGTATGCAGATTCATCAGGCCAACCCATAAAGTTATGGTCACCTTGATTGCATTCGTATTCCATACAAGCAGCTCTAGCTTGTAACTCATATGTCTGTAACATCTGCTGTAGTTGAGCATTAGATACTAACTGTACAGCTGCTCTACCTGATGCTTTATATATTATATATCTTTGGAACACTGTTGGTATATCTTCAAAGGTTAACAGTCTAACTTTATTAACATAGAAATAATCATTATCTGGATACTCAAATGTATGATTTACTCTATCATATATTTTCCATAACCCATCAGTACTATCTCTTCTCCTTACAAAGTCACGAGTTCGATCCCATGCATCTTCCATATCTATACGGATCACATCAGATTCAATAATTATTTTATTATCTGTAGGACTTACAGTCTCTTTTATATGGTATTCTAAATTGAAAGTCCAACCTTCGCTCTGGACATCTTGATTTACTTCTTTCAGTATGTTATAAATAAATGATATCTCAGGGTTAGCGAAGTCTATCCCATTAATAGGAGACTGTCCGATGCTACCAAGGATCGCATTGACTGCGGATAGTTCGGTATCGATATCAACGGTTGTGGTAGTCATAGGTATAAATATTTGTGAATAAAAAAAAGGGAGTACAGAGACTCCCCTTATTAATTGATTAGGTAACGTTGCATTCAACGCCTGGATATGCTAACCTCAGATTTTTAGTTACTGAGTATATAGCATTAGACGAACGAATATCTGTACCGTCACCATTTGTACGAGATACGCTTTCACGTGTTGCATCTGTTGTGCATACACCAGCGTTCCCTTTAGCTACAGAAACGGCCATAGTTATAAATGATTAATTAGCAAGCACCATATTTAAGTGCAGACAATCCATCGGATTGTACTGTACGTCCATACTCTATTGGGCTTGGCATGTTTGTTGTTACTGAACGAGCAGTACCCATACCTGTGGTATGAGTCTGCTTCTTACATTTGCCAGGTGCAACTGACATAATATACCTCCTTATGTGTTAAGAAGTTCGATAGCCCCAGCAGGGTTTAGTGTTCCGGCGCCCATTGCGAGCCTTCCCACTAATACGTCTCCTTGGTATAAAACTGACACGTCACCGCCTGTGACTTGGACTTGTGGTCCAACTGCCTCTACAATTCCAGCTACATCACGCTGATAGATAAGTCCACAGCTGTTTGTGAAGTCACCATTGTAGGTGTTGTTCTCACCAGATACTGGGTTAACTGTACCAGCAAGGAAAGGTAGGTTGTTAGAACGCTTGATAGAGATACCAGCAATTTCAACTAGTCCTTCACCTGATGTTAAGTTACCCTGGCTGTTACCATAGTCCCTGTTAAGGATGTTGGAAGATACCTGAGATACTAAAGCATAGTATTGGCGAGGAGATAGTACAGCAGTACGTCCAGTCTTAGGTAGATTCTTTTCATCGAGAACTGAAGCAGCTTCGAAGAAGGCATCTACTAGAGCTTGAGCGTCATACTCTTTACCAGATCCTAGTCTGATCTGAGTACCACCTGGTTCTGGTCCTGGTGATGCAGTGATAGGATGAGCTTCCCTTGCAGCTAGTGCAATTGTACGGAAGACTTTCTTATCATATGCTTCAGCCAAAGCGTGACCGATCTTAGCGGAGATCTCTGATCTTAATGAGTAATGTGCAAGTGTTTCATCTAAATCATATACGAAAGCACTAGAGATAAGAAGGTCATCACATTGGATGGTCTTCTCAGCTACTGGAGGATCGCCTGATCCAAGGATAGGTGTCCCTGGCTCATGATAGGCAGCTTGCATGCGTCCCGTGAAGATGAACTGTAATGATTTACCGTTCTTTAGGGTACGTCTTTGCACGGTTTCACGTGCTATTGTTGCTGACTCATAAGCTTTGAATAGCTCACCTGAGAACAGCTTCAGATAAGTCGCGTACTTGGTATCATAATCCTGAGACCCAGCGGTGTTTGAGACCGCCTTATTCAGGGCACCGAGTACTGACTGTGTGGCGTTAGCCATTATATTAAAAGAGTTTGTATAAGTTTACAGACTCTCAACGTTGAGAAAATTTTATATTGTTGTGGTCTATCCCACCGTCTAGACAGCTTAAGGGTATCCTCGTAAGGGCCTAAAGCCAAAGCGAGCTATCGGAATCGAACCGATGACAATAGCTTGGAAGGCTACAGTTTTACCGCTAAACTAAGCTCGCGGAAGGAGGGGTGAACCTCCTATGTATTTAGAACTTAAGATATTCTAGGTATGATCCTTCCTTAAGTACAGTGTCGTTAGAGTGGTTAGCACGCTGTCCGATTTCAAAAGCTACAGTACCTGCAGTACCGCCAGCTTCAATTGTACCTTCAAAGAAGACATAACCAGCTCCATCAGCTGCGGTCACAGCAACTTCAACAACACCAGCGGTATTTGTTGAAAGAGCAGTAACTTCAGATGTGTCACCAGAAATAGGAGTCTCTGAGCTCTTAGTAATAATCCTTGCAGATGTAGAAGATGCAGGGACAGTAAGCTTATACTTGAAGTCACCATCAAGATAGGTGATATCAACAAGACCACGTATACGAGCACGCTCATACTTACCAAGCGGGAAGCTTAGTGGTGCACGATATGTTTCACCATTAGTTCCATCAGTTGGTAGGTTTCCACCTGTATCAGCTGAGTCGATGATGTAGTCATTCGTTATAATACCTGCAGTTTGCCAGTCAGCATTGCTGTAGTGTACAGTGCCTGCAGATTCGTTAGCATAAAAAGCCATGATTAAATAGTTATAGGTTGAGTGACCTTACGTAGTTCCGCCACGTAAGACTTAATAGTTTTCTGTGGTTGCGCACGGCACTTCATTACGATGGTAATTCAAGTGCATTGTTTCTATAAAGATGAAAAAGATTAGGAGTCCGAAGACCCCTAACCATAGTTCATTAAATTTAGAACTTGTACTTGGCACCTATCTTGGTACCATAAGTATTATCAGCATCATCTACTTGTGCGAATGATACTTCTCCATAGATATCAAATTTCTCTGATGCTGCTACGGAACCTCCGAGCTTACCAGAAAGATTTGATGTACCATCTACTCCATCAGCTGCGGCGAAAGAAGGTCCACCTTGGACATAGTATCCAAGCTTACCAATATCACCTTCGTAGCCTATGTGTAGATCGGTTGTGGTAGAAGTATAATCTGTACCAGAGTAAGATGCATTTGACTCAGCGTTAAGATAAACGCCAGCCATTGCAGGAGCAGAAGCAAATGAAGTTGCTGCTAGAGCTAGTGCAATTGTTTTCATGTTAAATTAAGTTACTTTGTTTTTGTGTACTCAATACCACGATATCTTAGTTTTACTGTCATAGTAAATCTCCGATACCACAACCCCGTTCCATGCTGTGGTTTCATGCGACCTTGAGATTCAAGGTTGAACGGACGTGGATTGAGGTGGCTTCTACTAGATTATCTCCGAGCCGCCTGATGCTAAGTCGAGTGGGAAGTTATGTGCGTTCCTCTCATGCATTACTTCCATACCTAGGTTAGCCCTGTTGAGCACGTCAGCCCAGGTGGGAACAATCTTACCATTGGCATCAACCACTGACTGGTTGAAGTTAAAACCATTGAGATTAAAAGCCATAGTTGAGACTCCCATAGAGGTGAACCATATGCAAGTGACTGGGAAAACAGCAAGGAAGAAATGAAGAGCACGGCTATTATTAAAGCTAGCATATTGGAAAATTAATCTACCGAAGTAGCCATGAGCTGCAACGATGTTGTAAGTTTCTTCTTCTTGACCAAATTTATATCCATAGTTCTGAGACTCAGTTTCAGTTGTCTCTCTAATGAGCGAGGAAGTAACGAGACTTCCGTGCATAGCAGCGAATAAAGCTCCCCCGAACATCCCAATAACACCAAGCATATGGAATGGATGCATGAGGATATTATGCTCGGCTTGAAAGACGAACATAAAATTGAAAGTACCGGAAATACCAAGAGGCATACCATCAGAGAAACTCCCTTGTCCAAAGGGGTACACCAAGAACACAGCAAATGCTGCTGAGACTGGTGCAGAATAAGCTACACATATCCATGGTCGCATTCCTAATCGATAACTAAGTTCCCATTGTCGTCCCAAGTATGCTGCGATACCGATGAGAAAGTGGAACACAATAAGTTGATATGGTCCTCCGTTATATAACCATTCGTCGATGGTTGCAGCTTCCCAGATTGGGTAGAAGTGAAGACCGATTGCGTTAGATGATGGGACGATAGCCCCTGAGATAATGTTGTTTCCATAGAGTAGAGATCCTGAGACTGGTTCACGAATGCCGTCGATATCGACAGGCGGTGCAGCGATGAATGCTATTATAAAACAGGTCGTCGCTGTTAAGAGTGCGGGTATCATTAAGGTACCAAACCACCCCACATAGAGGCGGTTATCGGTACTTGTAACCCAGTCACAGAACTTCTCCCAATTGGATTGTTCGGTTAGGGTGAGTGTGCTCATGAGGCTACGGTTTCTACTCCGCTAGGGCTGACAACTGCATTGTGTGTAGCGTTGTTGATGCCATCATTGATAGAGGTTCTAAACCACTTATCTTTAGTCCTATTAACATAATATTTAACGTGCTTAATTGCACTATCCCTAGCATGAAATGCTTTAGGGTCATAAGCCATTGGCATAATTTTTTTCCTAAAAATTTACTTGAGATCGTTCTAATTTATCGTATATATCCTGACGATAAGCAGGATCTCTATCATACTTAGGGTCTGATAAAGCCTGGACAACTTCAGCTTGACTACGGAAAACATCCGAAGTCCTTGCTGCCTTGCCAGTTAACATCTTACCTTCATATCCTTCAGAGATTTCATACTCAGCTCGTAAACCAGACACTGCTATTTTAACAGCGTCTGCATTACCAGATTGTATGATTGAATTGAATGCATCTAATTTAGCTTCTCCCATATTATCACCTGCCCAAGAAATCATCTTATTATAAGCAGACTCTCCACCAACTGAATTATAAACTGTGTTTATTTCAGCATCAGTTAAGTCAGCAGTTTCAGTAGCTGCTTCTTGTTTAGGTTGAGACTCTTGGAATTCTACAAAAGCATTGACTAAATCTTGACTAGACATCTCTGCAAATTTTGACATCGTGTCTTCAGAGATCTTGCCATCATTATCATAGTATTCTTTTGATGCATTATTAATAAGAGAAGCACCTTCAGATTGTTCAGGTTCTTCTTTGGGAGTCTCAGCTTCAGCAGCTTTCTCAACATCCTCATCATCTTCTGAACCTAATTTCTTTTGTAGTTCTAAGTATGCTTTCTCTAATTCTTGAGCATTCTCAAACTTACCAGCATATTGTTTAGCTTCTTCTTCTCCCAGTTTCTCTGCCACCTCCAGAGAGTTCTGCTCATCTTCGGAAAGTTCGGGAGCATCTGCAGGGGTGGGATCATACGTCAGTTTTTCCGTCATCTTTAATTCCTTTAGCAGTAACTACTTTTAGATTACCTAAGCCAATTGTCTCTACAAAGTTAGGGTCTAAACCTATAGAAGGTTGACCTACAATAGGTGTTGGCTTAGCAATATCATTCTCTGAAACCAGTGGCTCTGGTTTACTAACCTTCGGCAGGGGTTTCTTCCGCACCTTCTGGGGGCGGCTCGCCTTGATTTTGTCCATTTAGTTGATCGTATCCATCGTTTAATCCTCTACCTAAAGCGGGGTTCTTACTAGGGTCAGCCATAGGTGATCCTGCAATTTGACCAGCTTGTTCCATTAATGCCTGTTGTTGTGCGGCTTGCATCTGTGCTTGCTTCTCTTGTTCCATAGTCTCTGCAGACTTAACAAGATTTAGTACATCGATGCCTTGTGCCGCAGCGAGTCGTTTAATATACTCACCAGGATCTAAGAACTGAGCGATTGCTTCAGGCCCAAGGGTTTGAGCAAGAGTTTGTATAAACATAACAAGACTCTGTTGATCTTGTCCTCTACCTAATGCATTAACACCAGCAACGATCTGTGGACGTACCAAATCTTTAGGAATCTTAGGAAGTTCCTTGTTTCGTTGTAGTATATGTAATGTTCTATTGAGATAGGGTATCAAGAACTCAACAGTTAACAAGGAGAATAAACCTCCCAGCTGTTGTTCTAATTCCATCTGCGTGAGGCGTACCTCTTCCGCAGTTGTTCTCTCGCTTTGACGAACTTGTAACACAAGGAAAGCATCGCTAACCCTACGTTCTAAGTTCTGCATTTGTTCAGCTGCTGTTCTAAAGTCAGCTGTCTTTCCAACCTGTATAACACCAACATCATCAGGTCTACCCTGAACGATGGCACCGTTACCAGCATCGGCTATAGTCTTTGGTTTCGTAGTGGAACTAGGAGACACAAGGAAGACTACCTTACTAGCTGCAGCAGAGCCTTCAACTAAGGCTTGGGAGAGACCTTCTAGGGATCTAATGTCCCCTAAGAACTCTTCGACTCTACCCCTTCCGTAATCTTCTCCGTCCACTGTATTGAATCTCAATACTAGCCAGGGAGATGCATTCTTAGGAGCAGTGCTACGGCTGCCAGGAAGTATCATATCTTGTGCTTCTTGATGCCATATCCATCTACCATTTTCATCGAGTCGGACGTAGGTGTATACCTCAACGTCATGATCATCAGATCCTGTCTTGTACCCATCATCCCCTGGGGAGTTAGGTGTAGGAAGTGGCAGATCTGTACCAAGCATCCTTCGACTAATAAGTTCCTTTGTTACAATCTCACAAACATTTCCGTTACCATCACGATTAATTACGTAACGATTTAAGGGATAGTTTTTAAGACCTTCTTTGCCCATAAATATTAACGCATTGCCTGATACAATCAGATGTTTCAATGCTTGATGGACTACAACTCTATCACTAGAAGCATTGATGTAATCCATGACCATCCTTTCCATTTTGGAGAAGGATAGATCTAACTCACTCTTTACTTCCGCTGGAATTTCTTCTCCTAATTTATCATCCCTGATTTGTAGTTTGAAGAAACTAGTCTGAGGTGGTAGTAGTGCAAGCATTAATTTTGCTGCTAAATTGACTACCGATTTAGATCCTACTGACTGCCATGGAGTATGTAGCTTCTGATGTTCAGGTCTTGAACTAAGATCTTCCTGAACAAGATAAGGTAACGTTAATCTAGAGCACTCAACTGCGGTATGAAGGAACTGAGTTCTACCTCTTGTTAGTTGGGTGTATCTATCACGTGCTTTCATGTGTATAAACTAGATTGTGCCTTTCCTTTTTTTACTTCTAATTTCTTTTTCTTTGGTTCTGTTCCCTCTATCACCTGATTGTTTACAGCATCTGCTGGAGATGCAGGACCAGGTTCTGGGTCAACTCTTGCTAAGTACTTTGGTTGTGGGGTGCTACCGCCACCGCCTCCTAAACACATATTATATCTCCTATTCTGGGGCAGCTATACCACCAGCAGGAGTTTTAGGTAGAGCCTTAGGTTTGATAGCACCTAATTGTCCAACGCCTTCTTGTGTTTTCTGTACTTCTAAAGCCTTTCTCTTACGTGTATCCACCAGTTCATCATCACCAGTTTCATCCTTAATCTTTTCTGGTGTGGCTACTTCAGCAGGAGGCGCAGCAGATTTAATAGGAGGTGCTGGTCTCATCCGTGGCGGTGCAGCAGGAGGCTTTGGTGGTTTAAATAAATTACCTACGCACATTAGTTTTCTTCCTCTAATAAGTTTCGTATATATTCTACCACGCTGGCCTGACCAGCACGGTACATGATTGATTCAAGTGGTTCTTTAGGGTGGACAGGATTCCATTTGAAATTGTCCTCCACTTTCTTAAACAGTTCATCAACTCTTTCGTTGTGAAGCTTAAGCGTATTTAGGGAGA